CGGAGCGGCCGGCCGGGCCGTGGTAGATCACCCTAGACTCGGCCGCCATAGGATCGCCATTCATCGGCGAGCGCCTGTTTCACCACGCGCGCAATTTCGTACTTATCCCCTGCGACCGTGTTTACGGTGATCGCGAAACTCGCGCCGCCGGCGCCGTTGGCCACGATCGCGCCGCTCGAGCCCGGTACAAAGAGCTCGGGCCCGGCCTCGCCCACCACGTACGGCCGGCCGCCGATCACGGGCCCGCCCGAGGCCAGGCCGGCGAGCTCCTCCCACCCGCCGGCCGTCCGGCCGCCGTACTCGTAACTCTTGGCCGTCTTGCCCGAGCTCGAATTCACGCCGGGTATGTAGATGTACGGATTGTTGTAATCGTCGTACATGATCGAGCCGCCGGCCTCGGCCGCTTTCTTACTCCACTCGGCCTTGGGCGTGCCCACGAGCGAGGTGCTCGCAAACGATCCCGCCATACTGCCTTGGCCTTTCCGTACGGCCTCCATCGCATCGGACCACGAGGTGATTGCGGGAACCACGGCGGTTTCAATTGTTTCCGCGGTGAATCGGAGGCCAGAATCAAACGCCTCCGTGGCCGCGGCGGCCTCTTTGATCACGGGTGGGAGGGGCGTGAGCGATCGCTCGAGGGAGCCAAACACGCCGAGCGCCTCCACGCCGTACTTGGTGTGATCGCGCTCGTACTCGGTCCATTTCGCCATTTCCTTGTTGAGTTTTTCTTGGGCCGCGGTGGCGCGCTCGGCGTCCCCTTCGGTGGAGGCGAGCGTGCGGTTATACGCCTCCACCGTGGGCGCGGCCTCCGCGGTGGCGAGCGTGGCGGCCACCATCGCGGCTTTCATATTCACGAGCACGCCGGTGGTGGCATTGAGGGCGGTATGTACTTGGCTCTGCCCTTTCCACATCTCATCATCGGCTTTCATCTGTTCCACGGTGCGATCCCGCACCTCGCGCCACGAGTCCGCGTACACTTTGAGCTTGCCCGCGGTGTCGGCAAACTTATCGCCCACGAGCGGCATTTTTGAGGCGGCCTCGTACACTTTCGCGAGCCCGTCTAAAAATCCCGTAATGACGTAATTGATCGCCACGGTGAGCGCATCGATCGGCCCTTTGAGGAGGCCAAACACGCTCGCGCCGGTTTTCCCCCACTCCACAAACACAAGGCCCGCGTCTACCACCTTGATCGCGAGCTCATTGATAAATTTCGTGATCGTTTGGATCGCGGCCTGTTCGTTGCCACCAAAGGCGGCGAGGATCGATTCCCTCAGGGCGTCGAGGCCCGCGGTGAGTACGCCACTGTCATTGATCGCGCGGCCAAGCGCGTCTTTGAAATTCGCCCACCCGGTTTGGATTTGCGCGAGTTTTTCGTCCAGGCCGTCAGTTTGTTCGCCGAGCCGATCGGTGGCCTCGCCCACGGCGCGGAGGATCGCCTCGCGGCCGGCCTCGATTTTCTCGCCCTCCGTGAGTTTCTCCACCACGGTTCCGTGGGCGCGGGCGTACGCCTCCTCGGCGCCTTTGAGCTCGTTCACGTCGAGGATCGTTGCCAGGCGCGCGGGTTTCCCCTTGAGCATGGCATCGGTCATCATGCCGAGCGCCTCGGACACTTCCACCGATCCGGTTTGCGCGAGCGCAAAGGCGCCGGCGGCGAGCGTCTTGTACTCGGCACCCGTGAGTACGAGGCCCGCGGTGAGGTTTTGGTTCACCGTTTTCATGAGCTCGAAATCGGTGATCGTGCCGTGCGTGCCCTCACGGAGATCGGCGAGCAGCGTTTTGCCGAGCGTGCCCGTGGCCGCGGTGAGGTGATCGAAATTGCCGGCGATATCGGCCACGTCTGAGCCGGTGAGTACGATCTCCGTGATCGCCGAGCCGAGCGCCTTGACACCATCAAGCGCCAGGCCGCCGAGGGCGAGGAGGCCCTCCGTGGCCAGATTGCCGATCGTGGTGCCCATGGCGATCATGGCCGTGGTCACGCCACTGGACTCCTCCTCAACCTGTTTGGTGGCCGCGGCGAGGGCGAGCATATCGGCCGGCGCCGTTTGCCCGAGGGCCGTATATTTGGCGATCGCCTCCGTGACCGTGGCGTTGACGGTGGCTTGCTCCTCGGCCGTGAGGGCGGAGGCGCCGCCGATCGCCTCGATCGCTGCGACCATGGCGCCGGCTTGCGAAATGATCTCATCGCCCGAGAATTTCGTGGCCATATCGGCCATGGCGCCGGCCGTGGTTTCGATCGCGCCGGTGGCCTCCTCGAGATTGGCGCGGAGCTCAGACAGATCCGCGGCCACGCGGATCACCATGCCAGGATTAGCGCCGGCCACGGGATCCTCCCTTTAGTCTCCGAGGCCCTCGGCCTCGAGCGTGGTTGCCACGGCCTCGCCGATCCGCCGCTCGTGCGGCTCCTCCTCGAGCGCCACGCTCGCATCAAAAAACGGGCGGGCCGTCATGTGTTTGGTTCCGAGCTCGAGCCACCACGGGAGGCCGGGTTTTGTCGGGTGACTCACGATCACGTCATACCCGGCCACCTCGGGCGCCTCCACCACCACGATCCCCTCGGCCGTTTCGCCGGTGCGGCGCGCCACCCGCGCCCGGGCCTCATTGGCGATATTCTCCGCGCTCACCTCGGAGGCGGCCCGGGTGGCCTCCTCGAGCGCCGCGGGGAATCGCTCGAGGGCCGTCACGAGCGGCGCCACGTCTACCGTGATCGCGAGGCCGGCCATGATTACTCGAGCTCCCGGCGCTCGCGTACGAGCGCAAAGGCGTTACTTTTGACAAGCGCCTCGAGCGGGGTTTCATCATTGGCGAGCCGGCCGCGGGCGTCATACGCGGCTTTGGCGCGCGCGTAGTGCCGCATTTCGATAATCGTTTCGAGCGTGCCCGCCGGGAGCCGGAGATACTCGCGCCAGGCGGCCGAGGGCAGACACGAAAACTCCTCGCACACGCGCCCGAGAAAGTACTCGAGCGGTTGGGGCGCCTCGCCCTCGAGCGCGCGGTGGAGCGTGAGCATTAGGTTTTTTTTTCCTCCGCGCCGGCGCCGTGGGGAAAGGTGAGCGCGAGGATCTCCCGCGCGAGCCACTCGCCGGCCTCCTCCTCGAGATCCTCGAGGGCCTCGGGCGTCACGGGCTCGGGATACGTCCACCGTACGATCCCTTTCTCGAGTACCACAGTGCGATCAAACTTTTGCAGGGGATCGGCCCGCACCTCGGCTTTGCGTTTTTCCACGGCCGCGGCCCGCTCGGCCGGATCGCCCAGGGCGGTGAGCTCGCGCGAGAATTCGGCGCCGCCCAATTTGCGGATCCAATCAACACTCTTGATCTGGCCTTCCTGTTTCGCGCGCTCGAGGTGCCGGCCGGCGAGCTTGCGGATCGTCACCTCATGCGGCGGATCGAACGGGATCGGGATCGTTTTTTCGGTACGTGAGGCAAAAATCGACACGGTGAGATCCTCCTCGGGCCGGCGGCGCGGCTCGCGTACCCAGACACGAGCGGCGCCGCGGGCCCACCACGGGGCGCCAGGCGGCCGGCGGGTTTTACGTCCACACGGCGGCGCCGGTGGGTTGCACCGTGGCCGTAAAATCCGTGAGCGCGCCGTTTTTCGCGGCCACCTCATAATCCACGAGGCGGGTTTCGACCGTGAATACCTTGCCGTCGCCAAACCCGATCGCGAGCGTGCGGGTGGCCGCGGTGGGCGTGGCGTCCGCATCCTTGGGCGCGAGCGTGGCGTGCGGGCCGCCGGCGGCGTTGTCAAACTGGCCGGCCACCTTGATCGCGGGTGAGCTCCGCATGCCCGTGGGCGTGTGCTCCTCCCACGCATCCCCAAACGCGGTAGACGGTTGATTTTTGACTTCGATTTTGGCGCCGCCCAATTCCATCACGAAATTGGTCAGCACCACGGGCGCGCCGCCCGGGCCATCGTCGTACGAGATCGTGACTTCGGGTGATCCGTGTTTGCCAGCGGCCATAGTTGGAGCTCCTCCCCTTTTACACGTTCGTATCGGCCGCCGGATCGCCCGGCGCCGTGAGCCGGGCCGCGCGGCCGGCGATCCATTGCTCGAGCGATCGGATCACAGGCACCACGAGCCGGAGCGCGGCGAGCGCCTCGGCGGCCTCGGCGGCCTCGCCACGGGTGCCGGCCGCCTCGTACGCGGCGCGCGCCTTGTGCTCGAGGCCGAGCGCGCCGGCGAGCGCCGCGGTGAGTTGGCGATCCGTCATAAGCGCACGAGGCCGGCGCCCACGGCGATCGATCCCGTGCCCGTGACATTGCCGTCGAAACTGAGATAGCGATCCACCACGCCGGCCACGTCCAGGCTTTGCGAATTCGGCGCCGCGGTGACATTGGCGAAGGTCACGAGATCGGCATACACCACGTTATCCGCCGAGTCTCGGACCTTGCCCACAAATCCCGTGAGGCCGGCGAGCGCGATCACTTGCTGCAAACCGCGGGCGCCGTTTACGGAATTCGCCCGCACGAAGGATCCCGCCGTGCCGGCGCCGGTGGTGGTGAGCGGGATCGTAAACGTGTACGCGCCCGTGACCGTGACGGGCCGCTCGCCGTTGGCCGAGGGCGTGGAGTTGCTCCCGCTGATTAGCACGATCGCGCCGGCGGTGAGCCCGTGCGGGATCGCCGTCGAAATGACAGCCGGGTTGCCGGCCGTGATTCCCGAGATCACCATGGGCGATTGGCTCGGATCGGTGGTGTAGTCGATCGCGGCGCCCTCGGCTTGGGTATTCCAATCCGCCGTACGGCTCGAGGGCGCCTGTACGAGCGCGCCCGAGCTCACGGCGCCCGAGATTTGGTACCCGACATTGGCGCGCGTCAGATTGCCGTTTTTGGCGAGCACCTCGTAATTGACCGTGAGCGCGCCGGCCGCGGAGATCAGGAGCCCGGCCGCCGGCGAAAACGTGAGCGTGCGGTAACTCGAGGGCGCCGCGCGGAGGGCCTCGTGGATCCCGTTGGCCGCGGTATCGAAATACGCGCCGGTTTGCGTGATCGTCACGGCGCGGAGGCCGGTGGGCGTGTGCTCCTCCCACCGATCGCCGAGCCCGTCCGTTTTTTCCTGTTTCACGCCGATCTTGTACGCAAACGCTTGCACTTTCGCCGGGAGCAAATCGTACCCGTCGATCGTGAGGAGGGCAAACCCGCTCGAGCCTGTTCTAGCCATGATCGCCTCCCGAGCCCGGCCGCGGCGGCGCGGGGGTTTCGTGCACGGGCCGAATTTTCCCGCTCGCGAGGAGCGCCGGGAGGCTCTCGGCCGGGATCCGCTCGCATGTCTCGCCGGCGTCGGCGAGCGTGTGATCGGCGGCGTTACTGAGCCGGCGCACGGCCACAAATTCGCGGCCCGTCATACCGTCCGCTCCTCGAATTCGTGGCCGCACGTCTGACAGACATCGTGGATCGCCCGGCCGAAACCCGCCGAGGGGATCCGTTTCTCGGGCCCGGCGCCACAACGGGGGCAGGGCGGGCGGCTCGCGCCGGCCGCGCGGCCGATCGGCGCGCCGTACGCGTCCACGAGCCCGGGCCGCTCGGGCGCGGAGCTCGGCGCCGGCCCACTCGAGGGCCCGCCAGGCCGCTCGGGCCCACTCACGCGCGCTCCTCAACATACGGCCGGCCCATCACCACGAGCTCACGTACTTTGGTGCCATTGAGCACCTCAAAGGGGAGGAGCACCACGCGATCGTGGGCGGTGTACGGGTTGTCCCACTCCACCATGGGGAGCCGGATATGGCGGAGGAGCCGCACCACCTCACGCGCGATCCGTTGCGCCTCGGCCATGCCGGGCGCCCTCGAGAACACGTGCACCCGGAGATCGAGCTCGAGGAGCCAGGGGCCCGGCCCGAGGCCCGAGCGGTTGGATTCCGAGCCCACCTCGTACCAGACAAACGGAAAGGTTTGCTCCTCGCCCTCCTCGATCACGGGATTATCCGTGACACGGCGCGCGCCGGCGCCCTCGGGTGGCGGCGCCAGGAGGCTCGGCACATTGAGCGCGCGGAAAACCGCCTCGCTCACGGGTTGGAGGGCGGAATCCATTACTCCACCACCTCGCCCACCTCGAGTACGAGGAGCCGGCGCGGGTGGCTCGGGTGCGGGAGCACGCCGTGGATCTCGAGCATCCGGGCCTCGGGCGCGCGGTACGGGCGCCACTCGAGGCGCATATCGGCCTCGAGATCGGGCCGATAGGGCGTCACGGCCCGATAGGCCACGGTCGAGCCGATCGCCTCGGCGTGCAGTTGATCGGCCGCGGAGAGCGGGATCATGGCGGCCCACGCGGATCCGATCGCGCGCCAGGCGCCCGATCCCCCCCCTTGGGCATCAGTCAAAAAGAGCACGGTGGGCGCGCCGCCGGCCGGCGTGGCCGTGGCCGGATCGATCGGATACGAGAATTGCTCGGGCGTGCTCACGATGATCTGACGGTTGCTCACGTTGTAGGCCGCCGGCGTGGCGCCGCTCACCGTCACGTAATCGCCGGTGGCGAGCCCGTGCGGCGCCGCGGTGGTGCCGACTGCGCGCGAGGCCACGGTTTCGAGGAGCACCACGGCGAGCGGTTGGGGATCGTCACTCCAAAAGGTGATCCGCTCCGTGAGATCGCCGAGGGCCTCGCCGTTGGGTGGCATGGCCTAGATCATCCCGGGAATGACGTAGGGCGCGATCAAGGCGTCATACGCGGTGGTGGTGGCCTCCTCGGCCCGCGGCACGCGCCAGAGCTCGAGGAGGAGGGCGATCGCTTGCACGGCCCACCCGGGCGCCGGAGTCTCGCCGGCCACGAGATCCACCTCGAGCGCGCCGCGCGGCCGTACGCCGGCCGCCGGCCACCACGAGGCCGCGCTCACGGCGCCGAGCGCCAGGCGCGGCGGCTCGCTCGTATCGATCACGTATTCGGAGGCCGGGATCACCACGGCCACGCCGGCGGCGTCCACCACGCGGATCGCCTCCACGGTGAGCACGGGCCCGCGCGGGAGCGTGAGCACGCCGGCGGCCGGGATCGCGTCATACGTGACGGTGTACGCGGCCTCGGCGATCCATCGGCCCGTGTCCCGCTCCACGGTTTCGCGGGCCGCGGTGACTTGCTGCGCGATCCA